CACCCAATGGGCGTGTCAATGATGCTGTTAGTTCTGTTAAATCAATGTCAACACGCTGAACATAGCAACGATTGCTTACACCCAGTGCAGAGTATGCTGCCAACAAGCCGTATTCGTTTAGTTCGTACCCATTGATTGGAGTACCAGCAGTGGTCTTGTAGAAGAATGGATTGCCAAACGTAGCGGCCAAATCTCGCTGACTGGTCATTAAATAAACACGGTTAGCATTTGCTGCCAATGTTCCTGGTGCAACGCCAACTCCAGCGGCACTGGTTTTGTTCTGTGCCGTTGCTATTAAAATGTATGGTACTGAATTGGTAGCAGCAGGGATATATTGACTTTCGTCGATAATCGTTACTTCTACGCCTGGGGATACTAATGCCATGGTTAAATCCTTTTTCTAAGTTTTAATATTTAGCACCTATGCGTAAAAAACACGATCATTCAACCCTTTGCAAAGGTTTTTGTCGCTAAATACTCCATGCAAAGACCTTTATGCCCTGCTTGTAATCAAAGATCGTGTGCCATTAACTACTATCGCGATGGTGTGCCGCACTATAGAACACGCTGTGACCACTGCGTCAAGAAACAACGTCGAGTAAAGCCGCCACAGGCTCGTTGGAAATCCGCTGGCTATAAGAAAAAAGCCACGTGCGATAGATGTGGCTTTAAATCAAAATATTCTGCACAAACGTCAGTGTATCACGTGGACGGCAACTTACACAATACCAGTGTTAACAATCTGAAAACAGTGTGTTTAAACTGCACAGTTGAGATCACAAAGTCCGACTTGCCCTGGCAGCCAGGCGATTTGGTGCCTGATCTATAACAGTCTGTATTTGCGTGTACAGTGAGTCAATGTCAGAGTTATTGTACAAAACAAAATCAAAGGCACTGCCTACCCAAGCTGTTTCGCTGGCATGAATACCTTCATTCTTTAACCAGTCTTGTGCTTTGACATCGCCCTGATTTGCTTTGGCAGCAATATCAGTCCAATGCGGTTGAACACCTCGCTCGATGCAGACAATGATACCACCGGCAGCTCGCAATGATTTAATTTCGTTGGGAAAACGGCAGTCGCTGATCACAACATTGTCTTGGCTATTACGTAATTTGTTTTCTAAACTGGCAATCCAAATGTCGTCGTGGAATCCAGAACGGCATACTTCTGTGCCCCATAACTGAAGCATTAACCGCGGAGTAAGTTCTGGCATGTTCAAACGTCTGGCCCACCAAGAGTCCACCTGTTCTCTCCATTCACGAGCCTGCGCTGTACGGCCTTCTAGCAGGGTACGATCCCAGCCAAACACCTGTGCCACTGCATCTTTAAGGCTGTTGGCAAAACTTTCACGCCTGTATTCGTGGAAATTCACCAGGTAGTCTGCAACAGTATCTTTACCAGATCCAATAAATCCGCATACGCCAATGATCATGATAATTCCGTTACATTTAAATGTTTGAGTGTGGTTTGCAACAACTCAATTTGTCTACGGCAGTCTTCTAACGCATGATGACTTGTAGGCGGTTTGGGCAGTCCTGGCCATAGAGCAAATACTGTTCTTGAATCTCTGACTGCATAAAACTGCCACGGAATTGGTTTTCCGTAACTTTTATAAGCATGTTCCAGGATGTTCATGTCATATGTGGGACCTTGTGCCCAAACACGATTGCTTTGCCAAATCAGCCGGCCCAACTCATCCAGTGCTTGGTCTAACGGAATTCGGTCTTGTTCGTGAAATGCTTCATCACGTGCTGCCGCAGGCTGAGTTGCCCACCAGTCAATTGTGCCTTGTTGAATTGATCTATTTTCTTGGCTCTCTAGTGTGATACGAGCATAGTATTTGCGCTCATTGTATCCGGAGCCTAATGGATCAAAACTCTGGGCCGCAATGGTTAGTATTGTGGTGTCAGGGCCGGTGCCCAAACCTTCTAAGTCAATCATTAAATCTGCCATGTGTTATTATAACACACAACTGTATGATTTGCAACAGATGTTTAGCCGATTACCCAACTCAGGGGCTGTGAACCATCCACATAGTTCTTGAGATCTACTAGCAGTGCTTCCATTTGCGCTGTGGCTTCAGATTTCATTGCGGCACCGTTTAGTGTTCCGCCGCCCTGCGGACCGGCAATGGTGCCAAATTTCTCACGTGCTTCACCGATAATCATTTTGCAGTTGGCCACCATGTAGTCACGTATCCATTGGCTGATTTGAAAGTCACTCAGCAAGTTAAACTCTGGTTTTAAATTGTATGTCCACAGTAACACATTCTCGCCAGTGCCTTTTGGGTCACGGATAATCTGTAATTTCTTGGTAACTGGATTCCAGGTAAAGTTCATGTAGCCGCCAAACATACGTGCGGCCAGCTCAACATACTGGCTGTAGAAGTCATACGTGGCCAGGCCGCCAGCCACGTTGAAGTTCATTAGATAAACGTTGACACTGGCTTGTGAGAACGGATCAAAGTTTGACGAAAACGGTCCTGCTGAATCGCCAAACGTTCTACGGAAAATCTGTCGAACCTGTATGGTTTCTTGGGGCAAGGTATAGATGTTTACATCCTTGACCAACTCCATAAAAGTATAACTTTCTTCATACGCACCCTGAGCACGTTGACGATACACACCAATTGTTTTTTGGTATGCGGCTTCGTAATGCTCTGCATCTAGTTCAAGGTCAATGATCTGCGAAGCCAGTTGTAACTGCACATATTCAATAAGGTTTTGTTTTAGCGTATTAAGGCTTGATTGTTCTTCAATTGCCATGGTATAGAGCTCCGTTCCAGTTATTTACCAGGATTTAAGGATGATCAGGTTCTCTGTGCCACGTCCGTTAAACGATGTTTCTGTTGTGGTCAGATCCTTGTAGATCTTTCTAGCGGCTGGCTTGCCTGCGGCTCCTAGTGCTTTAAGGATATCTGCAGGTTTACGCACAGTCTTTTGCAGACTTTCTACTGTGCTGAACCCAATGACGGAGTTTGATTTCACAGTGAATGCCTGTGTATAGCTGTCTGCAACAAGATGAATCAGTTTGCGTTTCTTAGTGTCATACAACCAGGCTTCTGCTTTGTCTACCAAACTTGCGGCAGGTAAACCTTTGAGCTTGAGCTCTGCAAATTCCATGATATGTTTGAACTTTGCCGCACGTTTCTCAGGCGGCACTGCTCGAACTTTACGCGGCTTGCGCTCAACCTTTTTAATCTGCACGTAGGCACCACAGTCCGAAATTACCAGCTCACAGAACTTTACGCAATTCCGTAACTGCACCTTGCTCAAGAAACTGTAGCCCTGCACCAGGTCCGCATCTTTACCAGCCACTGCCGCATCAAATTCCTCTAATTTGCGTGTCCAAATTTGTTTAATATCGTTTACCATTTGTGGAGCAACATTCATTGAACGCATCAGCACCACAGGTTTGTAGTCTGCTGTGAGCTTGGCGCCGCTTGAGACAAACTCGTCAAACAACCCATCTAGTTCACCCGCACACTCTGACACCTTCTCTCGCAGTCGGTCCTGGATTGTGATTTTTGGCACTGCGTCATCCACTGCGGCTTCTTCTGCCACAGCATCTTGTTTGGATTCTAAGATATCTTTTAGCAGGTTATCCAGTTTGATCTGCTCGTGCTCTGTGAGCTCCAGGCCCACCTGGCTCATGCGGCACAGCCAGCCTGTGGTTAGTCTGATTGAACTGTCTGGAATGCGTTTAAGGGTGCGCACATCGTTTTTACGACCATGTGTTTCCAGATAGTTCACAATCATCTCACGTGCATCTTTTTTGCCGTAAAAGTAATTGTACCAACTGAACGCATGGCTAAGAGCACTGATACGACCTTCGGTGGGTTGGGTTTTCCAAGTTGGCTCTATGCCCATGGCATTGGTATCTGCACTGCGTGGGTTCAGCGGTTTAACGGGTTTAGTTGCGATCATAATATTCCTTACTTAGTTCTGGGCAAGTGTTTTACAGCGTCAAAAAGTTTAGCGGCACGAACTACGTCAAAATTTTTGTGTTTGTACATCCAGGCTTTTTTACGTTCTGCTGTTTCCAGTGCCTCTACCAGTTTCCATTTAGTGTCAAAGTCCACTGTCATTATTATACGGCTCATGTCCACAATGTCCAATGCATACTCCACCCATTTTTCCGTAGCTTTTACTTTGTAATAGGAAGAATAAAAAGGTTTGCCTTTTGGGCCTGTGTACTTTGCTAAAAAGTTACCAGCTTTCATAACATACTCCTGGAGTGGGTAAGTGTGTATTATAGCAGTTTTGATTTTATTGGTCAAGTTACAGTCAACAATAGCATGGTCAAATCGTATTCATTGCGGAAAGTAATCCAGAATGGAGAGTCTAGCTCTCTTAATCTAGCTGGTTGTGTGCCTATATAACTGTACCAGATATCGTTACCCTGTTGGCCGTGCCCAGGCCAGCGTTTCTGGCAGGCTAACTCATACCTATTCCTATTTGGGGCAACGACAGAGTCAAAACGCATAGCTACTACATGCCCGTGCTCACGGAACTGTTTGTGTCTACCATTTAATTTAACAATTTTCATAATACCTAATTATAGCAGTTTGGGATTTAATGGTCAACCGGTACCATAAATAATGATAAATAATAATATGCGTAAGGATTATAGAAAAATATATATCACCAATCACGGGACGATCCCAATTGATACCAATGGGCGTAGTTATGACATACATCATATTGATGGTAATCATGAGAATAATGATCCTACAAACTTAGTAGCAGTGTCAATACAAGAACATTATGATATACATTATTCTCAAAAAGACTGGGGTGCTTGCCACAAAATAAGTTTACGTATGAAATTATCTCCTGAGGAACTGTCTCAACTAGCAACTAACAGCAACCTAGAAAGAGTTCAAAACGGTACTCATCCGTGGGTAGGTGGCGATCTGAGTAGAAAAAGAGTTGCAAATGGCACACATAACTTTTTAGGAGCCAGCAATCCAGTACACAAAAAAATAGCAGACGGCACTCATCACTGGTTTGACGGTAGAAAATCAAGCGAAACACAGCGCAAGTTACTAACCGACGGAACCCATCACTTCTTGGGAGAAAATCATCCATCACGTGTTAGAGCCAGCAACGGAACTCATCACTTTTTTGGTGGTGATATGCAAAGAAAAACTCAGCGTAGATTAGTCGAAGAAGGAACTCATCATCTATTAGGTGGCGAAATACAGCGGCAAGGAAATATTAAAGCATTACAGGCAGGTAGGCATCCTTCACAGATCAAAAAAACTTGTGAGCATTGTAATAATGTATATTCAATAGGCATGTATAACCGGTGGCATGGGGATAAATGCAAGGCAACAAATCTTACTAAATAGTAGACTATGCCAAAACTTTCCATGTATAGGCCAAACAGGACGGCCGACTATCGATTTTTAGATCGAACTATTTCAGAAATGTTCACTATTGGCGGTTTGGATATTTTCATCCACAAATATCTCGGCCCAGCAACTGGCGACCCCGGTGATGCAGATGCCACGCTTCCTGTTTACGAAACTTCAAATCCCTTGTTTATTGAGGATTTATTGTTGTTAGAAAATCGTGATCGTCAATATGATCCAGATGTGTATGTACAACGCGGTGTGTATCGTGTGGCAGACATTGACTTTGATCTTACACAATTTGGCTTGTTTTTGAACAACGACACTTTATTCATCACTTTTTCCTACAACGACATGATTGACACCATTGGGCGTAAACTCATGTCAGGTGACGTGATAGAAATTCCCAACCTAAAAGATTATCATCCCTTAGACAAAAGTTTGGCCAAAGCATTGCCTCGCTGGTATGTGATCCAGGATGCGGCCTTTGCTTCAGAAGGTTTTAGTCAAACTTGGCTGCCGCACTTATGGCGTGTGAAGGCCACTCCAATGGTCAATGCTCAAGAATACAACAGCATTACCAAACAGGCATTTGAACCCAACAACATCTGGGATCCCGGCAACTATTATCCTGCCGGCACTGTTGTGAACAATGGCGACAAGTACTACACTGCCAACACCAATGTTCCGCCTGGCACAGACATAACCAATACTGCCTACTGGACCGAAAAGACTCCAGATACCATTGCAGGAAAAACTTCTACTCGCACAAAAGACCTAGAACTGAACGATGCAATTTTGGTACAAGCCGATGTTGAAGTTCCACTAACTGGATACGATACAGTAAAGTTTTATATTCTTCCCACAGCAGAAGATGGACAACCTGCACAATCAGGCCTAACAGCAGACGAAACGCCACCCACAGTGGATGGTACTCAAGGTGGTGAAGGTACTACACCACGTTCAGATGGCTACACAATTGGCTACTTGACTGGCGATGGCATTGCGCCAAACGGATTGCCTGTGACTCCGGGTGTTAGTTTTCCAGCATCGCCAGCAGTTGGCGATTATGCCTTGCGATTGGATTACTTTCCAAATCGCCTGTTCCGTTACAATGGCGCATCATGGGTCAAGATTGAAGACAGTGTTCGTATCAAACCAGTGTTTGAGTCCGAAGGTCCGGCAGCGTCACAACGAGCCAGTTTTGTCAACAATAGAAACACAGTACAGACCACTGACCGTGGTGCTATTCCAAGTCGTCAGAGTCTCAGTGACCTACTCAAACCCAATGCAGACAATGGTGGTTAAACAACAATGACAACACAAAATTCAGCAGAAAATCCATATTTTTTCTATGACGAACAAATCCGTCGCTTTTTGCTACAGTTCACAAGAATCTTTTCAAACTTTCAAATTGAATACGGACGCAACGAAGAAGGAACAGCACACACGCTGGTACGTGTGCCCATACGCTACGGTGATTCTAGCAGACAAGTACAAACCATCATGCAGAACAACTCTGCCAGTTTCATGACATCTGTGCCCATGATGAGTTTTTACATTTCTGGATTTGACTACGATCGTCCCAGAATGCAAGAGCCATACTATGTCAGCAACATTGCTGTGCGTCAACGCACCTACGATGATGTCACTGACACCTACGAAACCACACAGGGCAATGCGTTTACCATTGAACGCTTGATGCCTGTTCCATACAAACTCACACTCAAGCTGGACATATGGACCAGCAATACCAATCAAAAGATGCAGTTGTTGGAACAGATTGTGGTGTTGTTTAACCCGGCATTGGAAATTCAAAGCACAGACAACTATCTTGATTGGACCAGTTTGAGCATTGTTGAACTGGAATCAACACAGTGGACCAGCCGGTCAGTTCCGGTTGGCACAGAAGATCCCATTGACATTTGTACAATGACATTTACCCTGCCAATTTGGATCAGTAGTCCAGCCAAGGTCAAGAAACTGGGTGTGGTCGAGCGTATCATTGCCAACATATATAATGCCCAAGGTGATGCGTCAAATGCAGTGCTCGACAACGACTT